GATTCAAAAACAACAGCCAGTCTGTGCAGATAGTATCTTGCGGGGCTGCTCCGCCCCTTGTTGACAATGGGTGGTCTATGACCCCGATTACAATTCAGTACCGGAGCATGGCCGCACGCTAGCATAGTTGGCATGTATCTTGCTTTGCTATATAATGACCCAATTGACCCCACACTGTAGGAGCTTTAAACATGGCTGATCCACGCACTAACGCAGGCGCGAAATTCTACATCGGCGTCGATGCTAGCGGAGATGCGCTAGCCCAGCCCTCCGACCTAACATCGACAACATATGCAGCGCTTGAATGGCTTGAAGTCAAAACTGTTGGCTCTGTCGGTGAGACTGGCACCAACACAAACATCGTCACATACGACACGCTGGGCACTGATGTCACCTTGAAGTCCAAGGGCATTAGCAACGCTGGCGACCCTGAAATCGAAGTTGCTCGCATCTTTGATGACGCCGGCCAGGTGCAAATGCGCGCCGCCGCTCTTACTCGAAGCTCTTACGCGTTCAAATACGAGCAAGACGATCAAATCACCGCCGATACGGGCAACGGTACAACATACTTTAACCGGGGCATCATCACCGGCCCGCGCCATCCAAATGGCCGGAACGAAGACTTTGTGCTTGAAATGTATCAGCTTGGCCTTAACCAAAAAGAAATCGTTGTCGAGGCTGTATAAATGGATATTGGCTCAATTAAACCATCCGAGCGAAAGCTTAACCTTAAGCACCCCGGAAACGGGGAGGCTTTAGGCCTGACGCTTTGCATCATCTGCACGCAGGACGAGCGAGTCAAGCGCGTTCGACGCATGCAGCTAGACGCATCAATTGACCGCAAGGGCCGACGCAGTGTTGCTGACGTCGAGCTTGATAACATTGATTTGTTAGCTGCTACCGTTGTTGGCATAGAATATGCAGAGGGCGTTACATGGGAAGGCAAAACGCCTGCCCGTAGTGATGCGCTTGTAAAGGAAATGCTATCACGCGACTGGCTGCGGCTACAGGTTGACGAGTTCGCGGGCGCTACAAAGGATTTTTTCACCGCCTGAGCTTGGAGCTATGCGATGCAGTAGCGTATCAGGCGCGCTATGCAACGTCAGACAGGCGGGGGGAGACAAGGCGGGACAGGAATGCCAGGTTTAAGGTTGACTCTCCCGTTTTGAATTTGCCAGAGAGGGGCGCTTATATATGGCATTGGTTCTTTGATGCGTCACCGTCGCGCCGCTTTATTAACGGACACCCGGCAACCATAACGCCAAGCGAGTGGTTAGCATGGGCGCAAATAACCGGCGAAATAATCAGGCCGGGAGAGTGGGCAGTTTTGCGCGACATGGATGCCTCTTATGTAAACGCATTACAGGCCGAGCTATCAGACCAGCACACACGGGAGAGCGAGGCAAATGGCGCAAGACGTAGCAACACTGGCCATCAAGGTTGAATCAAAAGGCGTCAAGGCTGCGTATAAAGACCTTGAGGGCCTAGAGCGTCAATCGGTAAAGACCGAGCGCGAGCTTGCCGACCTCGACCGCCAATCCAAAAAGATGAACAAAACCGCGTCCGCAATGGGCAAGGCGTTTGGTACAGTTGTAGGCTCACTGGCTACAGGGCTGTTTGCCCGTTCTGTTATAAATAACACTATTGAGCAAGAAAAGGCTATAAGCCAGCTAAACGCAACCCTGAAATCTACCGGGCGTTTTAGCGAGTCGCTATCCAAAGACATGCAGGACTTTGCATCGTCACTGCAAGAGGTAACGACCTTTGGCGATGAGGCGGTAATTGCCTCCCAGGCTCTGCTCCTGACTTTTACCCAAATCGGCGGGGATGCTTTCCCAAGGGCGCAGCGTGCCATTCTAGATGTTGCCACAGCAATGGGCACAGACCTGCAATCAGCTACTCTACAGGTCGGCAAGGCGCTAAATGATCCAATCTTGGGCATGACCGCCTTGAGCAGGAGCGGCATACAGTTTACGCAGGCGCAGAAAGACGTTGTAAAGCAGATGGTAGAAACCGGCAACGCTGCCGGCGCGCAAGAAATAATACTTAAAGAACTGGAAGCCCAGTTCGGCGGATCAGCAGAGGCTGCGCGCAACACGCTAGGCGGCGCTATCGAGTCGCTAAAAAACAACTTTGGCGACCTGCTGGAAGGGGATTCTGGCGGCGAAGGCGTCAAGGGCGCGACTGCTGCTATTAACGAGCTATCTGATACCCTGGCCGACCCACAAATCAAGGCAGCGTTTGCCGCAGTTACGTCCGGCATCCTCGGAGTATTGAGCGCTATATCTAAAACGCTGCCAGAGGTAATAAGCTTTACGCGCTGGATAGGGGAAGAGTTGGCGGCGGCGTTACATGGGGCTGCGCTGGATGACGTTGTGCGCATGGAAGACGAGCTGGCGAATCTTGGAGCAAGGTTTGGCGACCTCGAAAACGTCCGGTTTTCCCCCAAGTGGATAAGCGACATAAACGGCGTTAATGATTACCTTTTGGCAGCGCAGGCTAGAGCGCGAGTTCTCAAGAAAGCCATTGACGACTTTTATAATAAGCCAGCAGGCGCTCCGCCGAGTGTAGCGGGCGCACTTCCTAACGTCCCGGTATCAGCAGCAACCGGCCCAACGGATGCGGACAGGAAGGCGGCAGAGGCAGCGGCCAGAGAAGCATCGCGGGCATCCACTCAAGTAGCCAAAGCAGCCCATGCCGCTACCGCAGCAATCAACAATCAAATTACCTCACTCAAAATACAGGCTGATACTGTCGGCCTGTCTTCCACCGCAGTAACCCTGCACAAGCTGGCACTAGAAGGCGCAACGCCTGCACAGCTAGCGCTTGCCGCTGCTGCGCTAGAAACGGTTGATGCGTACAAGCTGGAGCAGGAGCAGCTAGAGATTATTGCCGATCTTAAAAGAGAAATGGCGGCAGAGCAAGAATCAATAAACATGCAAGCAGCCAGCATTATTGAGTCGCTGCTAGTTGAAGAAGAAGCAATTCAGCTTTCTTATGAGCGGCGCAGGGAGATAATCCTTGCCGCAACTATGGAAACAGAGGCGCAGCGTACAGCAATACTAGAGCAGCTAGAGGTTGAAAGGAACGAAAAGCTAGTAGCAATAGAGCAACAGCGCACGGCAAAAATATATGAGCTTAATCAGCAGTTTTTCGGCGGGCTTGCCGGGCTTGCCAAGGCATACGCGGGCGAACAGTCTGGAATCTATCGCGCCCTGTTTGCGGTAGAGCAAGGCTTTGCTGTGGCCAAGGCGCTGCTGGCTGTGCCTGAGTCGTATCAGAAAGCGTTTAATGCGGTTGTGGGCATTCCGTTTGTTGGTCCTGCCCTTGCTCCTGCTGCTGGCGTGGCGGCTGCTGCGCTGTCTGTTGCCCAGGTTGGCTTGATGCGATCCGTGTCGCCCAGCTTTGACGGCGGCGGCTACACTGGCAACGGTTCGCGGTCTGGCGGAATTGACGGCAAGGGCGGGTTTATGGCGCTAATGCACCCGCAAGAAACCGTGACCGATCACACTAAAGGGCAGACGCCTCCGCGATCTGGCGGGGAGATAAACAACACGTTTATTTTGCAAGGCCGGCCTGACATAAGAACACAGCAGCAGCTATCACAAAAAGCGGCTGCGGCTCAACGGACAGTTAACGCGAGGTTTGGCCAATAATGCCATTTATTGAAGCGCGACTATTAGACGGCCTAGCTTATGGATTTAGTGGCGGGCCAACATGGAGTACCACTCGTGTGGGACTTCGCAACGGCATAGAGCGCAGAAACGTCAAGCGCAGCAGGCCGCTACACGTTTTCAAAGGCTCGTTTGATCGGCGCGAGCCGGGCGTCCTTGCCGAGCTGCTTAATGTGTTTAATGCCACGGCGGGGGCCGCGTATGGATTCCGTTTTAAGAACTGGCTCGATTATGAGGCAAACAGCGAGCCACTTGGCCTAGCATCAGGTTCAAGCCAAACCGTGCAGTTAGAAAAAGAGTATTCCTTCGGCGGTCAAGACAGGGCTGTTCCTATACGCAAACCGAACAATGATGTTATAATCTATGCAAGCGGTGTGCCAATATCTGCAACCGTCAACACTACAACCGGGATGGCGACATTTACCGCTACTCTCGGACAAGCTATAACATGGACAGGAACTTTCGACGTGCCAGTGCATTTTGATAGCGACGAATTTTCTGCGACCATTGAGACGTTCGGTGCGACAAGTATCGACGTGTCAGTGGTAGAAGACCTGAGCGCATGAGCCGCGCCATATCCCCAGCCCTACAGCAGCACCTTAACGGGGCGGTCACGACTACTTGCCGACTGCTGCGCTTTACCCTTAAAGATGGCCGGGTATTTGGCCTAACAACGCTTGACCGCGAAATAACCTATGAAGACGTGACATACAGCGCGCTTAACGGCTTTGACCCGTCTGCCATTGCATCCGATACCGGCCTATCCGTGGACAATGCCGAGGGCTACGCGCTGATCGCGGACGTTGCCGGTATCACAGACCAGATGATTGCGACCGGCGCTCTGGATGACGCGAGCTGGCAGATGATGCTGGTCAACTGGCAGGACACCAGCATGGGTCACCTGACGATCGACGCGGGCGACGTGGGGCAGGTCAACGTGGTGGATGGCGTGGCCTACGTTCCTGAGCTGATCAGCATTTCCATGCGCCTACGCCAGCCCATCGGCCACTTCTTCACGCGCAAATGCCGGGCGACGTTCGGCAGTGACGCAGAATCTATGACCGGGTGCGGCTACGACGCTGACACGTTGTGGTTATCTGGCACCGTCGATGTTGTT